GTGTTCAACTCACCTAACTCTGTAATAATAAATTACCAACGATTTGCAGGTGGAAAATTTATTATAAATTGTCTAACTTTGTCAAAATATACCTCTCTGTTAGATTATGATTCGTTAGACCACATCATAGATAATCCCGATGATTATGAATATAGGTTTGATTTAATCTCTACCTCACTACCAGAAAAAAATCAAATGATGAATTGGGTTGAATGTTATGAACTGGGTGAACCTTATCTTGGGTTTGGAAACTGGTGGAGAGAAGGTGTTAATATACAACATGAAGATAAGAATTTACAGAAATTATTGGATAGTGGCCTTAAATTTTTTATGACATCACACAATATATATGAAACGAAAAATTTATTAAATATTTGGAAAAATTCAGAATTAGTATATTTGATTAATTTTGAGAAATTTCAAAATATTGCAATTGGTTTAAAGGGTGGGTCTTTAACCGACATCAATGGAGACGATTATTGTAGAACAAAATATAATATTTTAAAAGGTAGTGATTGGCCAGATTGGGATGTATTTGAAAACCATATATATGCTGTAGATGATTTGAAGAATGAATACCCTTCGTTTATTATTGATGAAATGAAGGAATTCTACAAGATGGACAAAATAAAGAATAAAAAAAATAAGTTCAATATTGATAATTCTATATTTGATGAAGAAAGTTTTATTATTAGTATGAAAAAGTTGTATCAAGATTTAGGGTTTGACGACTTTAATGAAGAATTAATATCTAAGTTTTGGAAAAAATATACACATTTGCATTTTTAGTAGTATAATGTTCATAACAAGAACAAAAAAGGAGTATGTTATGAAACTAACACTTTTAATTAATGACAATGATCAACTTAAACTTAAACACATAAGTCCAGATGGTAATAAACCAAATGTGTTGGAATTGTGGAATGAAATTTTACAGTCAAAATACAGTCAACCACGTGTTGGTGTTGCTAACTTGTATGGTGTTGAGATTGATGATTATGAGTTTGAACAACCAACACTAATTGGTGTGTTAAAAGGACATGTAAGAGTTCACGATTTTCAGTTTTAATCTAGGGGGATAAGATGGAAACTTATAGACTTACTTTCAAAGACGATTGTTTGGATAAGTTATTGAATCATATGAAAAATAACAAGAGAAGAATCCCATATACTACGGACGAAACTCAAGATTATGGTTTATGGTTAGTGAAAGATGATGGTATATACTTAATGTCACCAACCGATGTTAGATACAATAGAGTAGTATATGCTAACGGATTTAATCCTCAGATTGACGATGAGGATGACCAACTCTGGAATAGGACATATGCTATTTCACCAGATGATTTTGCTGAATTCGTTCCACTTACTGAAGAAATGATGAACAAGGCAATGGATACTAAAGAAATCATTGTTGATTTAAGTAAACATGAACTAACCGTATCTGTATAAAAACATAAATACTGGAAATTATTATTTTTTCAGTAGTATGAATTCTTCAGAAATTAGAAAACACATTGATTTATTAGAAACTAAACTAATTGGAAATTTAGTTCCAGTTCCATCAGATACATATATGGTTCTATGGTCTGGAAGTGGATATAAAGAAGGTTTTCAAATAGTTTCTTCTCGTGATTTTGATAAGTTTTTCAACGAGAACAATGGTTATGATGAAGATGATATTGCTGAAGTCAAACAACTTCAGTCGGGTGATTTCGTCAAAATGGGTATGGGCGATAGTTCTGTATATAAATTCTGAAGATAAATATAAGATAATATATTAATGATTATCTTATGGCTACAGTTCCACAATTAAAACAAGAAATATTTGACTATGCGGCTCTTCGTTTGGGTGAAGGGATTATTGATTTAGAATTAGATCCAGCACATTACGAGATTGCATATCAAGATGCGTTAAGAACTTATAGACAAAGAGCACAAAATGCAACGGAAGAAAGTTATCACTTTTTAGAATTACAAGAAGAGACAAATGAATACACACTTCCCGATGAGATAACACAAGTAAGACAAGTTTATAGAAGAACAATGGGAAGTACAAACGGTCCGTTTAGTACAAGTTTTGACCCATTTAGTTCGGCAACATTAAATGTTTACTTACTAAACTTCACATATAGTGGTGGTTTAGCAACATATGAATTGTATACTGAATATGTAGAACAAGCAGCAAGAATGTTTGGTGCTTATATGAATTACACATTCAATCCAGTTACTAAAAAGTTAACTTTGGTTCGTAATCCTAAAGGAGATGGGGAGAGAATCCTTCTATGGACTTACAACCAAAGACCAGAAACATTTTTACTCCAGGATCATCAAACAAGTCAGTGGATTAGAGAGTACACATATGCTGGTTGTAAAGAGATTATTGGTCAGGCAAGAGAGAAGTTTGCCACGATAAATGGTCCACAGGGTGGAACACCTCTAAATGGTGCACAACTAAAAGCAGAAGCACAGGCAGAAAAATTACAACTATTAGAAGACCTTAAGATGTTTGTTGATGGATCACAACCACTTTATTGGGTAATTGGATAATGCGATTAAACGATTTTCTGTCAGAGAAGTGGAGTCAAAAATACAAAGACAGTATCAACTGTAATAATCCTAAAGGTTTTTCACAGAGAGCACATTGTGACGGTAAAAAGAAAACTAATGAAGATATAAATGATACAAATGAAATCATTAGAATTCTTGCTATGCAACGAGAAGGTAGTTCATTCAATGATAGAAGATTAGATTATCTTAATAGAATTGTTTTGAAATACTTTGATTCTCCAATCAACATTGAAAAAAACGAAGCGGAATCATTAGACAAGAAGTTAACTAAAATATCTCAATTAGCAAATAAGATTGATAGATTAGAAGGAAATGTAAGAGCCGGTGAATATCAAGATGAAGGTAAATTAAGTAACGCAGAAAAAAACTACCGATTAGCATTCAGTGATTTAATCAGTACCTTACAACAAGCCTACAAAAAAACTAATGAAAGTATCATAGAAAATAAAGAAATTGATGCATATGATAGTGGGTTTAAACACGGATATGGACAAGAAAAAAATAATAACCCATTCGATAAGAATAAACCAGAAGAAAAGAAACAATACTGGCAGTATGAAACTGGATACAGTAATGGAGAAATGGAACGACTTTATCATAAATCAGTTGGTACGATAAATGAGGATTACGATGCAGACTTACCAGTTGTAATGAGTTTAATTATAGAAGCACTGGGTAATGATGACAATTGGAACCTTGATGGTGATGTAAATTGGGATTATGTCGCAAGTGATGTATGGATTTCATTTGGATACGAAGAAATGGGTTATGACAGTGAAGACTTTAATGAGTTATATATGGATGCAGCAGAAAGAGTTGCAGAGAAATATGGAACTAATCCACCATTTCATAGTGGTCTAGCAATGGAAAGTGACTTATCGGAAACTATTCGTAAGAATGGAAGTAAGTGGACAATCTTTTCTAAAAAAGGTCGTAAGTTGGGAACATATGATACAAAAAGAGCAGCAAAGAAAAGATTAAGACAAATTGAAATATTCAAACATCTAAATGAAGGTATTGATATAGAAGAACTTTTAGATAATCCAACTCCTACTTTAGAAGAATTATGTGAAAAATATAATAAAACTATGGAAGAAGTTAAAGAAGTTGTAAAACAAGGTACACTTCACGAAATGGAACACACTTCATTTGTAAATGTTGCTTTTAAGATTGCTATGGATCACATCGATGAGAGATTCGATTACTATGACCAATTAGAAAAAATAGAAGAACATAGAATGGTTTGGAAGAGAACCAAGAAAGGTCCCAAACTTGCTTGGAGATGTACTTCTGGATTTAGAGCAAATAGAACGGTACCAGATCCTAGTGATTGTGGTAAAGCATTGGACATATCTCAAGCAATGAGAATGAAAGCCACTCGTAGAAAGACTGCAACTAAACAGGCTAGAAAAAGAAAGAGAACAATGAAAACTGATATTACTTCAAGGGTAGTTCGTCAGTTAAATAAAAGAATAGCACCCAAAAAACCGAAAAAGAGAAAAAGGTAATATCAAAATTTTATTATGAAGTTAAATCCTTATAATTAGAAATATGGATTTAATGATAGACATAGAAACTCTTAGTGCTAAACCAAACGCAATGATTCTTACAATCGCAGCAGTAGCGTTTGATCCATATAATAAAGTAAATGTATCCCCAGAACATAGTTATTATGCTCGTGTAGATTTAGATTCACAAAAGAATAGACACGAAGATGAAAACACATTAATTTGGTGGAGTAGACAACCCAAAGAAGCAAGAGAAGAAGCATTCAATGAAGAAGGTAGAGTACCACTCAGTGAAGCATTGTCAGAATTATCTAAATTGATGAGAAAGTGTAATAATGTATGGGCACAAGGGATTGCATTTGATATGAATATTCTTGAAAATGCGTACGAAGAAGTTGGAAGTAGACACCCTTGGCAATTTTGGAATGTCCTAGATTGTAGAACTCTGTTGAAATTAAACCCAGTCAGAAAGTTGGGTAATAGTCACCATGCTTTAGAAGATTGTCAAAATCAAATAGAGATGTTACAAGATACTATTAAAAGACTTGGAATTACAAAAATAGGTTAAAAGTCTGCAATTAAATCACCTTGTGTCCACTTGGTGTGTCTTAATTCTTCCTCACAATTTAAACATACTGTCTTGTATCTCATTGATGGTATGTTATTTTCCGTATCATAGACTGATAATTGTTCTTTATATCTTGGTTTGAATCCACATTTTTCACAAGTTGTGTTTAGTGAATAACCAGATATTCTTTTCTTTTTTCTTAATGATTTCATACAAGAACTACAAATAGAACGATAATGTGTAACTCCTTCTTTGATATAGTTTATGGCAACCATACGTTGTCCACAATCACACATTCGTCTTTCTTGTTGTTCTTGCTTGGATCTTGGCATTAAGTAACTATTCCAGTAGTTTGCTGAGTATATTGTTTTCCAATTTCTTCAATTGTTTTTGTAACACACATAATATTACTTTGCTTGATGACAAACTTTGCATCTGGGGTTGCACTAAACATAAATGGACTTAATGCAAGACCTTGTTGAGCAGCAATAATAACCATTGGTTTTTTTATACTAATTTGATTTTCGTCTTCTTTCTCTAATCTACCTACCATCTCTTCACCAGATGAAAGTTTTAAAGAAATTGTATCTCCATTCTTGTAATTTGATTCTAATAACATATCAAAGGCACCTTTTAAATAAAAAAATAAGTTTTTACTACGAATTGTAGTGTTTTTATTTATATCAAAGGTTTCAAAGGTGTTTTTAAATAGGTGTTTTTGACATTAATTAACTAAATAGTATTAACAAATTTTAATAAGAATTTTTAACAGGAGAAAAGAATGGCATTAGTTTCACCAGGTGTAGAGATCAGTGTTGTAGACGAAAGTGCGTATCCAGCGGCTTCGGGAGCAACTGTTCCATACATTTTAATAGCAACTGCTGAAAACAAAATCAACGGGGCAGGTACTGGAACTGCGGCTGGTACTGTTGCATCAGCAGTAGGAAATACATATTTAATTACAAGTCAGAGAGAATTGGTTAATACGTTTGGTAACCCATTCTTCTACAAAACTGCCGGTGGTACACCTATTCATGGTTATGAACTTAATGAGTATGGTCTACAAGCAGCATATTCAGTTTTAGGTGTAAGTAATAGAGCATATGTTCAACGTGCTGATATTGATCTTGCACAACTTACTCCAACTACAGTAAGACCAGAAGGTAGTCCTAATAATGGAACATACTGGTTAGATACAAGTGAAACTGCTTGGGGTATTTTCGAATGGAATGAAACAAACAACGCATTTACAAACAAAACACCAACAGTCATCACATCAACAAGTGATTTAGTAGGTGGTGTAGCAAGTGGTGCTCCTAAATCAAATATTGGAAGTATTGGTGACTATGCAGTTAATGCGGTAAATGCCAACAATCCAATTTATTATAAGAATAGAAACAATGTATGGGTTCTATTGGGTGACAACAGTAATACTGCAAGTGCTCCAGATTTAGATTGGTATGATTCATGGCCAGTGATCACAAGTGCTAGTTCAAGTTCATTAACAATTGTTAGTGGTGCTAACTTAGTTATTAACGGTACTACAACTGGTAACACAGCAGGTACAACCATTGATGATGTTGTTAGTGTTATTAATGCGGCGGCATCTACAACAGGTGTAACAGCATACAATAGAAGTAACAAGATTGAATTATATGCAGGTCCTGATGCTTCTGACGGTACGACAGCGGCAGGAAGTTTTGTTATTGGTAGAGAATATGAAATTGCTACAGTAGGTACAACAGATTTCACTGCGGTAGGTGCAAATTCTAATACAGCAGGTGAGACATTTATTGCAACTGGTGCTGGTTCAGGAACAGGAACAGTAAATGACTTCAGTATTACAATTACAGATAATACTGGTGCTGGACTTGGTGGTACATATCCTACTATGAGAATGAGATTTAGTAGTCATGCACAAAACCCAGCGTGGAGATCATCTGATGATACATCTTGGGATGCAGGTCGTCCTACTGGTTCAGTATGGGTTAAGACTACTGCAGTAAACAACGGAACTAATATTTCTATTAAGAAATACAACACATCTTCTGCTTCATGGGTTTCACAATCGTGCCCAGTATATGAAGATGATGAGAGTGCAAACAAAGGGTTAGATTCATCTGCTGGTGGTTCAACAATTGCGGCAGGTGCAACATATGCACAGTTTGATACAAGTGATAATGACACTGGTACAATTAAAGTATTTGTAAGAAGTGGAACGGGTGCAGTAAGTATTACTGGTGATGATACATCTCCATCATTTACATCAACTGAAGAATTTACAATTCAAGCAAGTGTTAAAAATAGTGATGTGTTAAGCGATGCTGTCACAGTAACTATGACAGGCACAACAGCAGAAGATTTTGTAAGTGATTTCAATGCGGCTGGTGTTGATAATATTGTTGCAACAGTTACTGATACTGGTGCAGTTAAAATTACACATAACCAAGGTGGTGTAATTATTCTTAAAGATACAAGTGGAACTCCAGTGGCAGATGCTGGTATTAATACGACTCTAGACAATGTAAGAGCAGGTAACGATAGTGACTTAATTCTAAGTAACTGGGAAGTTCTTGCGAATGAAACTGGCTTTAGTGCTAGTGCTACTGCACCAGGACAAGATCCAGATGAAGGTACATATTGGTACTTTAGTGCTGTAGATGAGTTCGACATCATGATTAATGACGGAAGTGAATGGAAGGGATACCAAAATGTAGCAAGTGATATCAGAGGTTATGACTTGTCTGCTACATCTCCTAATGGTCCGATTGTAAGTGCAACTGAACCAACTCAACAAAGTGATGAGTCAGCATTAGTACACGGTGATTTATGGATTGACACAAGTAATTTGGAAGATTTCCCTAAGATTTACAGATATCAAGCCGTTGATAGTGTTGATCAGTGGGTTGCTATTGATACAGCAGACCAAACAACTGAAAATGGTATTCTATTTGCAGATGCTAGATGGGGTGGAAGTGGTTCAGTAGACCCAATCAGTGATGATATTCCAACTATTAAGTCTTTACTTACAAGTGATTACTTAGATTTAGATGCTCCAGATCATACTTTATATCCAACTGGGACATTACTTTGGAACACTCGTAGAAGTGGTTACACAGTAAAACAATTCCAACTTAATTACTTCAATTCATTAGATTTTGATGGTTCATTACCAACAGAAAAGAATGCTTGGGTTAATGCCAGTGGACTTAAAGATGACGGTACTGCTAATATGGGTAGACTTGCACAACGTAGTATTGTTGTAAGTGCTCTCAAAGCAGCAATGGACACAAATACAGATATTCGTGAAGAACAAAGAGTATTTAACTTACTTGCAACTCCTGGATATCCAGAACTTATGACTAATATGGTTGCATTAAACAACGAAAGAAACAATACTGCTTTTGTTGTTGGTGATACTCCATTAAGACTACAAGAAAGTGGTTCTGAACTAATTAACTGGTCTGGAAATAACGGTGGTCTTGGTACTTCAACTGGTGATGGGTTGAATGTCAATGATAATTATCTTGGTGTTTTCTATCCTAGTGGTAGAACTACTGACTTAGAAGGTACAACTATTGTTGTTCCAGCGAGTCATATGATGCTAAGAACAATTATTAGAAGTGATGATCAATCTTATCCTTGGTTAGCACCAGCAGGAACAAGAAGAGGTAATATTGATAATGTAAGTGCTATTGGTTACATTGATAGTGAAGGTGAATTTAAACAAACTGCGGTTCGTGAAGGTTCTAGAGATACATTATATGAAAACAATGTTAATCCATTAACTTTCATTCCTGGTACTGGTCTTGTTAACTATGGTAATAAGACAACTAAGTCTGGATCAGCAATGGATCGTATCAATGTTGCTAGATTAGTTGCTTATATTAGAGGACAAGTTGAATCAGTTGCTAAACAATTCATCTTTGAACCTAATGATAAGATTACAAGAGACGAACTTAAGGGACAAATCGAAGGAATTATGAACGATTTAGTTGCTAAGCGTGGTTTATATGACTACTTAGTAGTATGTGATACATCTAATAACACTCCTACAAGAATTGATAGAAGTGAACTTTATGTAGATATCGCAATTGAACCAGTTAAAGCAGTTGAATACATCTATATTCCAATAAGATTAAAGAATACTGGTGATATAGACGCTGGTCTATAAAGGGATTCAACAGACAAATAAAAAACCCACCTTCCGGTGGGTTTTTTAATAACATTAACAAAGTATATTGAGTATTACGTATGAGTTTAAAGTCAATACGAGTGTCATTATATACCATATTTTTCAAGAATACAACTTTTTTGTAATAAATTTACTAAATGTAGTGGTATTTTAGTAACATTAGTACTAAATACCTATACACCAAGTAAAAATGGTGTTTATAAAGGAGGTGTACTATGAGAAGTATACGAAAAAACGGCACTGGTTATATTGATAAACTTATACTAGGTCGTAACAGAACCACCGAGATAAAGGAATGGTGTATGCTCGGTTTCATAGTAATTGTAGGTTTAATATCACTCCTACTCAAGTAATGGGAATCAAAAAAAGGGTAACTAAAAAGTTACCCTTTATAATCTTAGGTTAGTAACGAATTACTTGTTAAAGATCTTATATAAAACTGCCGCCGCTACCAAGCCAACTAAACCTTGAGCACCTAGTTGTGCAACGATTCCAGTAATTGTACCAATGACGTCACCGCCGATAAATGGAACAGTGCCACCGAAGATAATTTGTAGAACAATTGCTAGTGCAATTAATGCTACGCCTGCTTGGGTTGCTTCATTGATCCAACCTACTACTTGTTTTAACATAAGTTTCTCCTCTTATTAAAATTAGTTTATTTGTGTAGTCTTTTCGGACTACTTTAACCTTTGATTACAAGGGTTTTTGATGTAGTTTCGAGTTACATCGAATATTATTTAGTAAAAACAATACTTTTTTATTGAAACAATTAAAAAATGAGTCATTTTTTGAATTTTTTAAAATGATAAATAAGATTGATATTATTTAAGGAGATAATTTATGTCAGTATCATCTTTGACTAGGATGACAACACCATTGGCTACTGATCAGTCAGGATCTAGTCAAGGTTTGTTAATGCCTAAATTAAAATATCGTTTTCGTGCGATATTTGAAAACTTTGGTGTAAGTACACCAAGAACTGAACTAACTAAACAAGTAATTGATTTCACAAGACCTGAAGTTAATTTCGATAACATTGATATCGATATCTATAACTCAAGAGTTCGTCTTGCTGGTAAACATACTTGGTCAGACATCAATGTAAATCTTCGTGATGATGCAAGTGGTGCAGTATCTAAGTTAGTCGGTGAACAACTTCAGAAACAATTAGACTTTATGGAACAGTCAAGTGCTGCATCTGGTTCTGATTACAAATTCCTCACAAGACTTGAAGTTCTTGATGGTGGTAATGGTGCTAACGAACCTAATGTTTTAGAAACTTGGGAAATTTACGGTTGTTATTTACAAACTGCTACTTACGGTGATATGTCTTATTCAGACTCTAACCCAGCAACAGTTGCTATGACAATTCGTTATGATAATGCTGTTCAAACTCCACTCGATAGTGGTGTTGGTGCTTCTGTTGGAAGAACATTAGGTACAAACGTATCTTAATAGGATAACCCATTATGGGATTTGGTAGTTTCTTAAAACAAGCCCTAGAAGACCAAGTAGGTAGTTGGGACGAATTTACGGATGGTTTTAAGGAAGGTTTTTTCGGAGCAGATTATCTCCGTGATTACACACACGCAAGTAAAACCTTTCGTGCTGATGGTCATGCACTTGCTCCACAGAACAAATTTCTATTTCATGTTTACTTTACCCTAAACACTGCTGAAATCCCACAACTAGCACAAGCAATAGGAGGTAATGATAATTTATCTCGTATTGGTATGTTGGTAAAGACTGCTAAATTACCAACATATAATTTCGAAATAGAAGAACTCAATCAATATAACAGAAAACGTTATATCCAAAAGAAAATAAACTATCGTCCAGTTTCTCTTACTATGCACGATGATGGTAGTGATTTAATAAGATCAATGTGGTACAACTACTATGATTATTACTACAATGATCCGAATTATAGTTATGGTGATACTGGTTCTGCTGCATACAATAATAGAGACATTTACAACAACAACCGAGAAGTTCATAGTTGGGGTTATGATGGTAGTGGTCCTAATGGTGAAAACAAACCCGCTTTCTTTAAAGATATTACAATCTACGGATTAAACCGTGGAAACTTTACTTCTTATACATTAATAAATCCAATCATTACTGATTGGGATCACGATAACTTTGACTATACTCAAGGTAATGGTGTAATGGAACACACTATGACAATTAGTTATGAAGCAGTCAAATACGGTAGAGGTAAAGTCGGTGGTAAAGTCAGAGGATTTGGTGATTCAGCACTTTACGATACAAGACCTAGTCCACTTGATATGGGTGCTAAAGCATCTTTATTTGGTAGAGGTGGTATTCTTGATACAGGTAATAGTATTTTAGAAGATTTGGCAAATGGAAATATTTTGGGTGCTATTCGTTCTGGTGGATCATTGAGAAATGCACTTAAGGGACAAAATATAAAATCACTAGTTGCTTCTGATTTAGTATCGTCTGCGGTTGCATCTGGTCTAAACTTTATTTCTGGTGGTGGGAGTTCTAATTATAGTAGTCCATTCTCCATACCTTCATTGGGTTCTAATTTTAGTTTTGGAAGTTTTGGCGGTGGAATTGTAAATACATCAACATTGTTTGGTGGTACTAACTTTAGTTCATTGAATACTTCGTTGTCGAATAGTATTCCTTCTCTCTCAAGTTTCGGAACCAATACCTTTGATTTTGTTTCATCTAGTGTAAATTCACTCAAAAGTACATTTGCACCGAATATAGATGCATCGAATAGAGACTATAATGGTGTGTGTCGAAATATACAAAATTCATTATCTGGTGGTATGCCGGTTCTAGAAAATGCTTTGTCTGAAGAAT